GTCAATGAATGTCACCAGTGCAATCCTATCCAGTGTGTCCACCGTCAGAGTCTCTTCCAGTTCTTTCAAATTGCTTCCTGCTGCAATGCCTTTTTCGTAGATTCCATGAATGATCCTTTCCTGTTCTTCCACCGCCGCCTGCAGATCTATCTCACGATTTGTATATTCCTCGCGATAACGATTGAACTGTGCTTCACTGATCAGCCCTTCCTTCAAGTCCTGATAAAGAGAAGACTTCAATGTGCTGCATTTCAACAGATTTTCTTTCAATTTGATAATCTCTCTGTCATGCGCTACCGCCTCTTCATAATCCAAATTCAGTTTATCCAGACTGGCTGCTACTTTCTCGCAGTCACACATCTCATGAATACGTTTTTTCAAGCTTTCCAAAACCACCATAGTCAGATCTTCCTCTCGGATCTTGTGACGGCTACACGCTCCATTTCTGTTGTAATTGGAACAGATATAATTGACAGTTTTTCTTCCCTTACTGTACTCTGCTGAACGTCTCACCATACTCATACCACAGTCACCACAATACAGAATCCCGGAATAGAGATAGGAGCCTTTGCCTTCACCTGCAGTCATAGTATCCCGATCCATCAGAAGCTGTACCGCATCAAAATCTCTTCTGGAAATCACAGCTTCATGAGCATCTTCCACCCGAACCCATTCAGACTTCGGTTTTTGAATTTCCTTCTTAATCTTATAGCTGACCTTCGCACGCTTTCCCTGTGCAAGCACACCTATATAGACTTCATCTTTCAGAATACGGATGACCGTTTTTGATGACCACGAAGGTAACTTTGATCCCTGAAAACTGGTGCTGTATTTCTGTCCCTGTCTCTTTTTATATTCTGATGGAGCCAGTACCCCCTCTGCATTCAGCTGATTGGCAATTCCATTGGCACTCATTCCAGCAAGTTTTCCAGCAAATATACGCTTCACAATCCCTGCCGCATACTCATCCGGGATCAACTGGTTCTTATTCTCCGGGGATTTCTGATAACCATATGGTGCAAACGCTCCGATAAACTCTCCCTTTTCCCTTTTGATCACCTGACTGGATCTGACCTTCGTGGAAATATCACGGCTGAAATTATCATTTGTCAATGCCTTGATGGGCATGACAATATGTGTTTCGCTGCCGTCCGCCGTCAAGGTATCATAATGATCATTGACGGCAATGAAACGGATTCCCTTTTCCTTAAATGTTTTTGCAATATAAGTTCCTGTTTCGATGCGTTCACGTCCAAAACGGCTCAAATCTTTGACCACAATGCAGTCAATCTTCCCTGCATCCACATCTTCCATCATCTGCTTCATCTGCGGTCTGTCAAAATTTGTCCCTGTGTATCCATCATCTATATATGTCCCGACCAGTTCCAGTTCCTTATTCTTTTCCAGAAAACTTAAAATGATCATCCTCTGATTTGTGATACTGTTGCTCTCTGCCTTGTCAAAACCATCTACATCGCCGTCACCTTTAGAAAGTCTAAGATACATGGCAGTCCGATAAATTCTCTTACGCTCTTTCATTTCGTCACCATCGCCTTCTTAATATCTCAACGATGCAACTCTTTCCGCATAACAGACCATCAGGTTCGTGATATCCTCTTCTCCTGTATAGGTGGAACGTACCAGATACTTACCAATCCGTTCCACATCACAACCCACTGTCCATTCTTTTTCATCCAGAGCCGCCCCGCTGGCACTGTTTTTCAGAATCTGCTCCATGAAATACTCCCTTCTGCAAAAAGACAGATATTTACGGATAAAAAGAAAGCCGCTCTCCATAGTATGCAAAGCAGAAATCCACAATCTGAAAAACAACCGGCAGAAAAGATCCAAAACAGGGATCTCTGGCAGCCAGATCCTTTATTCAAATATCGTGAATCGGAGTAAATCTCCACTTTGCTGACTATGGACAGCGGCCTCACCGTAATATCTGTCTTCTGGTCAACCCTGATTTCCGGTATTGCCATGGCGGGGCGAATACCCAAAAACCCGTATCTATAATATACGCCCGTTATTCCATTCCGTCTATACCGAAAATCATTTTTGTCTACTTTGCCATAATAAACTGTTTTAATCTCTCCTGCAGCGTGGCACCTGTGCCAGCATAAACATTCTTCACAATGGTAGCACCCACACGGTAGCAATACGGATTGCCGCCCTGTCTGATAAATTCCTTCATCCGTTCCTGCCCGCTCATGCTTTTATCAATATGCATTTTTGTAATGTCGATCAGAGATTCTGGATCCACTGTCCTGACATCCGCGTCTTTCATTTCCTCCACTGTCATCCCACGACACCTCCATCAAGTAGTAAGGGCTTCCCCTCCTGCTTCTCAAAGGAGATTCGCATCCAGATTTTCCGGGAATTTCTGCAAAAAAATTAGCCTGCAGAACATCATCAATTGATACTCCACAGGCCCATTGCTTAATTCTTATAAACTTCTCAAATAGTGTTCCATACAATCTTCAAGAGTTCTCTCCGTATCCATAAACGACATTTTTACAACCGCCTCTCCACATCTAAAGCAGTAAGGATTCTTTATCTGCATAACAAATTGTCGAATTCTTTCTTCTTTTGGGAGTGTACGATCAATAGTAACATCATGAATATCAACCAAATCTTCCCTTTTCACAGTCCGTATGTCAACACTCTTCATTTCCTCTACCGTCATCATCACATGCTTCCTCCTGTATTATTCTGGTCAAAAAATAGGACTAAGTCTGAAAAGCCTTGCTGTGTTCCTTGCTGACTGAAAAAATTAAGCATATAAATGATAACATAGTTATGTTCGGATTGCTCTGCCATAATAATTATGGCAGACTTTATACCCTTTCTGCAAAATCAAGCGAAATCCATCCGGCCCCGGACTTCAATTTTCCCCATCCGGCCTTAGAACCTTTTCCGCTCCTGACTTTTGTGATGGTAAAACTCCCTACACCGGTATACTTCCCGGTCTTCCCTGTATTTGTTCCGGCACCCTTTCGGATATTCAAATCAGGGATCTTCACTCTCACCATAAACGGACAATCCTCATTGGTCATTGTCTTGACCTGTTCAACCTCACCAGTAGCATCTTCATCCGCCACATCATACTGTGTCAGATCCCACTTTTCAATAATGCCGCAAATCTTGCTCACATAAGAAGTATCTGTTGCGTACCCGCCGTCCTTGATAATCTGGACAGCCTTCTTATAATCCTTCTCCCCTGCCAGACCTGCATACCTCTTCTTACTGCCATTCATAGAACCGAGCAGATATGCACTGTGGTCACTGATGGAATCCTCCACACACGGATACTTCCTGAAATCTGCTGTCACCGTATACAGCTTCCCAGTACCGTCATCCTCCTGCGTCTTCTTCGTATAGACGGATGTTCCATCCCATACCGAGCCGCTCCATGTATTCCCGGACAGACTCTTCTTCATCCCGAAACAGTTATTCGCTTCCTGTGCCAGTTCCGTCTTGCCATAGCCGCTTTCCAAAATAAACTGCGCCATCGACACGGATGCCAGAATGCCGCTCTTCTTCTGATCAGCAGTAAACAAGGCTCCAACCTTGGCAACCACCTGTGCCTCCGTCAGAGCCTTAAATACTGCCGCCTGCAGCCCACCGGAAACCCCACCGGCATCTGCCATCATTGCATCCTTCACATCTTTCCGAAATCCATCCATCGTATAGGAAAGTCCCAGTCCCTTCCACAGATGCTCCGGATCACCGTGATTGGAAGCAATGCCCCTGGCGTGACCTTCCCTGTGGGACAGAATCACACCATCCTTCAACGGATCCAGTCCGCACTTCTTACAAAGCATCGCAAACAATTCCACTGCCGCCTCATAAGTTCTCTTTGCCACAGCCTTCGCCGCAGCCGGATCTGAACAGGTAAAACTGCTTCCACCCGTGTACTTGATGCAGGCAGGTTCACATATCTCCACTCCGATATGCGTATTATTTCCACTGCCATTCAGTCCGGAACCACAGTGCCATCCCCGATGATTCCAAGGCAGAGTCTGATACACCACACCTGTCTCCCCATCAATAAATCCATGAACACAAGCCTTATCATACAAAGCACTGTTCCAGCTGCTGATAAATACAGATGCCCTCGGCTGTGGACAGCCCACCGAATGCAGCATCAGTCCCATCACCGTGATCTTTCTTCCTGTCGTGTAGCG